TTTTTGGACTCTCGGCAACACCGACCCGTAAAGATGGTCTTACTAAAGTTTTACATTGGTTCATGGGACCAACATTCTTTGCAATTGAACGTGAAAATCAAGAACAGGTCGAAGTGTTTCCAATTGAGTATAGATGTCCACGTTTTCAAGATCCACCGCCGTGTACACGATTCGGTAAACTTTCATTAGCGACCATGATTACTGAACTTACCGAAGATCGTGAACGGAACATCGTTATAGCAAAACTTATAAAAAATATTGTCAAGGGGACACGTCAAGTTCTCGTATTAAGTGATCGTAGACATCATTGTGAAGTACTCCACCAAAGTTTCAAGAAAACGTCAGGGCTCTATATGGGTGGTATGAAAGAAGTTGATTTAGCTGAATCAAGTAAAAAACAAATCATTTTCGCGACATTTAGTCAAGCACACGAAGGTCTCGATATACCTTCACTCGATACGGTTATACTTGCGACCCCTAAGTCCGATATTGTACAATCGATTGGGCGGATTATGCGTGAAACGCATGGTAAAAAGAACAATCCACATATTTACGACATGTTCGACCAATGGTCTATATGTCACGCCATGTATAATAAACGTCTCAAAGTGTATCGTCAAGGTGGTTTTAAAATACCTAAACAAAAACCCGAAGAACCTAACGATTTCAGTAAAGGGAAATGCCTTATTTTACCATGAAAATAATCATTCGTATTTATAAGAATGGCTGGTTGTAAGACTGCTCGTAATATACAAAAGTATAAAGGTTCTGGTGGAACTGCATCCACGCTCCAGGAAGCTTTAGAAAATAGTAACGTAGCTACCATAGATATAAATCTCATATCCGGTGCAAAGTTTATAGGTGACGGTAGTGGTTTAACAGGTATAGCAGGTACTGGAGGAGGCGTTGGGAATCTACAACAAGTTACGAATCAACATAACTCAACAACAAACACAGTCGATCTTGCAAATACGGGAACGTCTTTAACAACTTCCGGTACCATAATTTCATCGGGAAATATCACCGCACCTTCTTTTATAGGATCGGGTACATCACTCACAGGTATTGCTTTAGCCATTGATACATCAAGTAATGCAGCTCGGGTTAGTGTTTTGGAAACGGATTTGACGAGTAATGTGTCTCGAGTTGGCGTTTTAGAAACGGGTTTAACAAGTAACGCGTCCCGAGTTAGTGTTTTGGAAACAAAATTGACGAGTAATGCGGCTCGAGTCGGTGTTTTAGAAACAGACTTGACGAGTAATGTATCAAGAGTAAACGAATTAGAAACGGACTTAGCGAGTAATTCAACGAGAATAGGTACTGTAAGTACGGACTTGGCAAGTAATTCGACGAGAATAAGTACTGTAAGTACGGACTTGGCAAGTAATTCGACGAGAATAAGTACTATGAGTACAAATTTAGCAGATAACTCGACGAGAATAAGTACTGTAAGTACGGACTTGGCAAGTAATTCGACGAGAATAAATACTGTGAGTACAAACTTGGCAGATAATTCTACAAGAATAAATACTGTGAGTACAAACTTGGCAGATAATTCTACAAGAATAAATACTGTGAGTACAGATTTGGCAAGTAATGCTGGAAGAATAACTACGGTAGAAACAGACTTGGCAAGTAATTCGACGAGAATAAGTACTGTGAGTACAGATTTGGCGAGTAATGTGTTACGAATTGGTACTTTGGAAAGTGAAGTACAACCCATAAATAGAGGTGGCACGGGACAGACATCTTATAACGTCGGTGAGATACTTGTGGCTAACGACCCAAACAATACTGGAACGCCCACTTTACATAAACTTCCAGCTGGTTCATCTGGTTACTTTTTAAAATCATCAGGTAATGGTAATTTTCCCACATGGGGAGATGTATCCAGTGTAGGTTCCGCGACACCTGGTCAGCTCTTTACAGGGGTTGGTTTAACGGGTGCAAATGCAACTGGTAATCCTCCAACCGGTGGTCACACCGGTGCAGGTGATACGACAATTTCAGTAGATTCCGCCACGGGAAATGTACCAAGTAAATTGGTGATGAGAGACACTTCTGGTGATATTAGGGTCGAAGAAGTAATCGTAGGAACTGGTACTACAGGTACGTTAACATCTACCGCGTGGTCCGGATCGGCGGCGACATTAACAGATGCAAGAGATATTGGAGGTGTTGCTTTTGATGGATCAGCGAATATAGACTTACCTGGGGTAAATACAACAGGTACCGTAGATACAAGTGGGAATGCTGCGACTGCAACTAAATTAGCAGCTGCAGTAAACATTGGAGGTGTTGCTTTTGATGGATCTGTAGCTATAAGCTTACCTGGGGTAAATACAACAGGTACTGTAGATACAAGTGGTAAAGCGGGTTCAATAGCAAACGCATCGGATTCAACAAATGCAGATCAAACCGTTGCTTTTCTAATTGGTAATAATGTTAAAACAAATACAAACTTAACCATTAATCCAAGTACGGGTGAACTTAAAGCGACTAAATTTACCGCGGGTACAGGTGGATTTGTAGATTCTAATTTTACAAATAAAGGTGTTATATATTACGATTCAACTTCCGGAAAATTAGTAAGTACAGCTTTAGGTACAGTTGGACAGGTTATTAAAGCGGATACAAATGGTGTTCCAGTATGGGGTACAGATAATACTGGTGGTACTGGTAGTGGTGGAGGTTACTGGACACAACCAAGTGGTACTACGATTATACATTACAATACTGGTAATGTTGGTATTGGAACTACAAACCCGGCGTACCCATTAGATGTTAACGGTACAGTAAATGCAACTTCATTCCGAGGTGATGGATCAAATATAACTAATATTACTCTTACCAATGAGTCAACAAGAAATATAGAAATTGCTCAGATTAAAGCATTAGCACCAACTTGGCAAAGACCAGATTAGATAAATTTTACTAATTATAATATATATAAATTATAATATAATGTCTGGTACTGCCGCTAGTAATAATACAAATAATACAGGTGCTCTCTCTGCCCAGTATTCATCAGATCTTACCCAACATCATAATTCAAGATATTGGGTACCCACTTCATCCAAATTATCGCGGGGTAAAAAAGATACAATTCAGAGAATGTTTACAGGTGAACCACTAAAGAATATGTGTAACGTATTTGTTTATAACCAAACCACCGAATCTTGGTACCACGAACACACGATTTTAGGTAATCCAAATCGTAGTGGTTCCCAGATATACCCAGTGTCAGATTTGAATCCCAATGCGACAAGTTCTGGTACTACAGTTGGTGGTATAACGTATTATACATCTGCATCTTTTAACAATTCCGACTCTTTTGCTGCTTTTAGTAGGAATCCCCAATCATCTTCATCTTGGGCTACTGAGGATATGGTTACTAATATAATTCATTATCCACGATATCAACCCGCTGGTTGGAGTGGTGGTACATGGGTTCCTGGTACGTACGTTGGTAATACAACCCTAGGGGGTTATAATGGTGAATGGGTAAAAATACAAGTATCAACTCCAATTCAACCTACCGTATTTAAATTTATGCCCAATCACAGCGAACAAAGACAAGCCGAAACATGGACTATATTAGGAAGTAATAACGATATTAACTGGACGAGTTTAGGAAGTTTTTCAGTTCCACAAAGTTTTAGTAGAAATAATCCTATTACAAATAATCTTACAATAAATACCACGTATTCTTATTTTGCAATCGTATTTACAAAAAGATACGAAATGCCATCTTTTACTTGGAATCCGGGTGAGTCTGTATTTATAGAAGTATCTAACTGGTATTTCTATACAGAAGATCCAAGTGAAGATTTTGGTAGATCACTCGACGGAACGGATAATGCAGATATGGTAGCTATTGGTGGACCCTCGACATGGTTTGGATCCAAATCAAATATTAATGGTTATGCGAAAGTATTCACTAAAGATAGTTCTGGTAATGGATGGACACAGAGAGGTTCAGAAGTATCGCAACAAGGGGGGTTTGGACACTCCGTCGCCTTATCCCAATACGACGGTAACATATTAGTTGTTGGTGCACCTTTCTATAACACACTAGAACCATACTCGAGTGGGAATATTGATTTTCGTCATATATACGTATCTGAAGGTAAAGTTTATATATACAAGTGGGATGGTACTAATTATACTTTACAACAAACTTTAAATTCACCTTCAGGAACTTTATCAACTTCCATAACACCCGCACCATGGAAAAATTTCTATTTTGGGTATTCCCTAGGTATAACAGATATAGGCGATAAGATAATCATAGGCGAACCATCGATAAGAAATATATGGACTAGCAATGATCAATTACATGGAGGTGCAAATGGCTCATGGACAACTAATTCATTTCCGTATACTGGTAATGCACACGTTTACGATAATGTTACTGTTTTATCTGGTGGTACGACTTGGACCAGTAACGTTTCTATGACATCTGTTATAGGTACAACTGGTATAGGTACAACAGATGATACAAATCCGTCGAAAGTTAGATGGCTAGATGCACTTGGTACATCTGTAGATATAAATAGGGCGGGTACGCGTATATTAGCGGGTGCACCCGGAAATTACGGTACATCAAGTTCGGCTTATCACCAGTTTATGGGAAGAGTATACACTCTCGATTGGAATTATCAAGATAATGCATGGGAAGAGATGGGACAAGAATCTAAACATATAAGCCCAGACCAGGGAAATATGTTGTTTGGGTGGTCTACACGTTTTGACGGTAGTGGTAATCGTATAGTTTCTGGTGCACCTGGTTACATGGGACATATACAATATAATAAAGGCAGCGTTGTCATAAATACATGGAATGGTGAACATTGGGTAGTTTTTCCAAATGATACGGTTGATATAAGAGGTTGGAATACAATTGGTGATTACTGGACAGATTACAACCATCGTTTAGGTGAATCCATATCTGTTGACGGTGAAGGCGAATGGGTATCTATAGGAAAATACGAACACCATTACGCTAACTTTACACCTAGTGGTGGACTTAGACCAAATGCGTTTAATGTAGATAATATAACATACATAGGGGGTGCATCTACAACAGTAGCTGGTTCAAATAGTGATATTGATACAGGTATGTCAAATATTTGGGTATACCATATCGTACAGTCTATGGTTGTTAAAGGTAACGTAACGGTAGGAGGGATTGTTCAGGGAACTGGTATGTGTATAGGTACGAATGATGATTCGAGTACGAGTAATAAAAGTATATTCTTTGGTGGTACAAAATCAGATAATTCGTATCAACTCACGGTTATAGAAAACCGCGTTTATGAAACCGAGGAAAAAGCTGAATTATTACTGTTCAAAGGTAACGATAACGCGGATGCATCTGGTGGTGGTACAAACGGTCCAGATAGAATACGGTTAAAAGCTGGTCAAATAGCGTTTGATTTAAATACGGGAACCGATAGATCGAGTGAAGATATACGTTGTGTCATGCACAGAAACGCCGGTGGTGCTGGTATGGTAGGTATAAATGTCTCTTCGCCAACCGAATCTGTACACGTAGATGGAAAAATTAAGTGTACTCAGGGGTTTATAGGTCGTGGTAAAGAACTGACAGGTTTGGATTTTGATTATATAAATAACAGTAATGTTGTTAAATTTGGGTTAAATGGAGTAACACAATCACCTACAACATGGGGTACTTTACCAGTAGGTTCTGCAATAGCGTATCCTACAGTTACATTAACAAGTAATTCATACAGTGGATATACGGTAACCGCATCGAGGGATGTAGCGAATGCATACACGGTGTTTGGGTCTGGTAGATGGCAAATAGGGACTAATACAGTTTATTCTAACGGGGCAAATCGTGGGGGGTATATAGGTTCAACAGAAAGAATTTCCGGGTATAAAGGTGAATGGATAGAACTTCAAATGCCAGATAAAATTTACCTCACTAAGTTAGATGTAAACGCTGATTATTTCTACACACCAAGAATAACACACGTATTCGGTAGTAACGACGGTATAGAATACGATCTTATACATTATAGTGGTGATTTAGGTTATCTTTGGACCAGTAATAATGGTAATAAAACAATATTCACTAGAACACCAGATTACATTAAAGACGAGCCATACAATAGAATTTTAATTATTGTAAACATGATTTCTGGAGGAAATGCAATGTATTGGGATCAAGTTGATATTTATGGTACCGTTGCTACGTTTACCCCTAAAGTATACATCGATAATTCTGGTAAAATTGGTATAGTAAATACAAATCCATCGTTTCAATTAGACGTTACGGGTGATATTAATTTAACGGGTGATTTAAGAATTAACGGGGTCGCACAAACGTTTGGTGGTGGTGGTGGTGGTGGTAGTTTTAGTGGTGATATCGCCGATTATATTACACATACAGGTGATACAAATACATACTTCGGGTTTCCGTCGGATGATACTTTTATTATTAAAACAAATGGAACCGAAAGATTAAGAGCTAACAGTTCTGGTAATATTGGTATAGGAACAGTAAGTCCAGGTTATAAACTTGATGTTAACGGTGATATTAACATGTCTACTGGTAGTAGTTTCAGGATTAATGGTGTCGCACAAACGTTTGGAGGTGGTGGTGGTGGCTCATCCGTTTGGTCATTGAACAGTACAAACGCCTATTATAACAGTGGTAATGTCGGTATAGGAACATCATCACCAGTAAGATACTTGGACGTAGCTGGATCAGTCAGTGCCTCATCAGGTGGTATACTGATTCGAAATGGAGATGACAATGCTGCTTCGTCTAATGCACCACAAATAACGTTTGGTTGGAACGGAAACGATCAGTATAAACATTTCATACGTACGAGACACAATAATGCTTCTAACGATAACTCGATTGATTTTTACGTGTGTAATGGTACATCAAATAACTCACTCACATCTGGTGTTACTCATAACCTCACATTAGAATCTGGTAAGGTTGGTATAGGAACAACAACTCCGGCTTATAAACTTGATGTCGATGGTGATATTAACATGTCTACTGGTAGTAGTTTAAGAATTAATGGTGTCGCACAAACGTTTGGAGGTGGTGGCGGTGGTAGTTTTAGTGGTGATATCGCCGATTATATTACACATACAGGTAATACCACTACAAAGTTTGGGTTTCCAGCAGATAATGAGTTTCTTATTAATATATCTGGTAACCAAGCAATCATGATTAATTCGAATGGTGAGACAACAATAGGCGATGATAGTAATATAGGTTCGGGACATAAATTGACTGTAGTTGATGGTTCGACTTTAAACAATGGTAGCTATGCGGATTTAGTCATAACAAATATGAACGAACACAATAACGCAAGACTACTTTTAGGTACATCGCATAATACAGACTCAACTTCTGCTTTTAAAGCAGCTATAATAGCCGATGGTGCTGGTACTTATAGTCGTTCTGATTTACACTTTTGTTTAGAAAGTTCGACTAATAATTCGGCAAATGCAGTACTAGCACACTCTAAAATGATGATAAAATATGACACAGGGAATGTGGGTATAGGAACAACAACTCCGGCTTATAAACTTGATGTCGATGGTGATATTAACATGTCTACTGGTAGTAATTTCAGGATTAACGGGGTCGTACAAACGTTTGGTGGTGGTGGTGGTGGCTCATCCGTTTGGTCAGAGGTGAACAGCTTTGGAATGACAAACACCTATTATACCAGTGGTAATGTCGGTATAGGATCAACGCCTTCGATTTATAGGTTGGATGTTAACGGTGATATTAACATGTCTAGTGGTAGTAGTTTAAGAATTAATGGAGTTGCACAATCGTTTGGTGGTGGAGGATCATCTCAGTGGACCACAGGTTCTGCTGCGGGAACATATCCACCGAGTGCGATGATTTCAAACGGTTCGGGTGGATATGGTGCGACTGCGAGTTCAACTAATTACCCTCCCACTTTTGACGTTTTTAAAGCGTTTAATCAAACAATAAGTGATGAAGGTTGGCACGGTACCGGGGGTCATTATTCTTCGACTACCCGTAATTATATTGGTAGTTTTTCGACAACATACGATGGAAGTTCAAGTGTCAGTGGTGAATGGATACAATTACAATTTCCATCGAGTACAAGTATATCTGAAATAGAAATAGCCCCGAGATCAGGTAGTAATAATTATTTGAATAGGTGTGCCGGTGATGGTATAATTTTAGGAAGTACCAATGGTTCGACATGGACAAGTATAGCTACATTTTCCGGTAAAACATACACGACTGGAAATTATACAAGTATTACGTTCGCTGCATCTTCGTCTTATACGTATTTTAGAGTAGTTATTACAAAATTATCAGGTAGTAGCGGAGAGAGTGCGATAAATATTAGTGAATTACGATTTAAAGGAGGTAATTCCATATATTACCCAAGTTCGGGATCAAGTAGTGTTGGTATCGGTACAACGTCTCCATCGTATACATTAGATGTCGATGGTGATATTAACATGTCTACTGGTAGTAGTTTCAGGATTAACGGGGTCGCACAAACGTTTGGAGGTGGGGGTGGAGGTTCGAGTCCTTGGACAACGTCGGGTTCAAATATTTATAGAGGCTCGGGTCAAGTAAATATAGGTGGAAGTACATTCACACGGGCCAAATTAGAAGTTAATGGGTCGTATGGCAGTTATCTAAGTTTTACGTACTACGCGTATAATACACACGGTGGAAATTCATCTGGAGTTAACACTTATTCCATATATGCAAATCAAAGAATTGCGTGTGCAGAGTTTAATGCATTTTCAGATAGTCGAATAAAAAAGAATGTGGTCGATATAAACGATAGTTCTGCACTCGACAAAATTCGTCTTCTCGAACCCAAAATATACAATTATATCGATGAAAAACAAAGGGGGGCGAGTAACGTATATGGTTTCATCGCCCAAGAAGTCGCAACCGTTTTACCGTACGCGGTTACGGTAAGTGAAGGTGATATTCCAAATATACTTACAAACTCAAATGTAAGTGTTACGAGTGATAGTAACGTACTCGAACTTCGTTTAGATACCACGGTTGAAGGTTTAACTTTATCAAATACATCTGTTATAAACATTATTACAGATGAGGATAAAGAATTAAAGTGTAATGTAGTTTCGTTTTCGGAAAGTAATGTTATAACAATAGAAAATACAGGTGATTTTAGTAATGTCACGAACGCTTTTATAAAAGGTGAACAAATAAGTGATTTTCATCATTTAAATAAAGATGCTATATGGGCAGTTTCAACTGCGGCTTTACAGGAAGTAGATAGACAATTACAGACCGAAAAGGTGAAAGTTTCGACGTTAGAAACGCAAGTCGCTAATCTATTAGCGCGTGTTATCGCACTCGAAAACAATTAATTTACCATTCTGGAAAATGTCAGAATGGTAGAAAGTTTTGTTTACTTACTTTCGTGATGGGAGCGTGTCCATGATTGCTAAGGCGATAACACCCGCAATAAAGAACAAAACAACATAATTACACTCCGTATCTTCTCCTCTACCAGTAGAATTTTTACGTTTCTCCTGGACTGGGACTGATACTTCTCGTGAAGGTCTCGGCCTTTCAATAGGATCTTCGTCTAATGGACAATACCCTATCATATACTATATTTTACAAATTAATTTCGACTGATTTTTTCTTTCGACCACGTTTAGCTTTGGTCTGAGTAACTTTAACTTCACGCAATTCTCCGTCACCCCCTCCTTCGACATCACCTGGTGTTGGTGCCTCAGCAATATCAGAAATATCATCATCTTCGTCGTCGTCTAATACAACTGGTTCTTGAGCTGGAATACTTGTTGTGTTCATTGGTGGTGTTGGTGGCATCATAATGTTACCCATGAGACTGGAAATATCGAACCCTGGACCTTGCATTTCGTGTTTACCATCACTCGAAGGTTCGGAACCTTGTTGTGATTTTGGTACTGTATTTTGTACTGCAGACATCATGTTTTGAACAAGTCCTGGATTCTGTTTAATCACATCATTCATGTTTGGCATGACCGATTTGAACATACTATTCGTCAAATGGAACATCATCGCTGAGCCTCCAAGCATCATAATCAATTTGATTTCTGGGGCGACGTGCATTTTAGATCTATATTTCACGTATAATTCTTCGAATACTTCATCGTAATCGTCGACGTTTTCCATGACGTTTTCAGACCACCCGTCAAGTTGGATCTCGAATGGGTTATACTTCTTATTCATAAACTCAAGACCTGTCGTACACGCAATAAGCATACGTCTTGAAAACTTAATTGATTTGTCTACATCTATACTATATGTTATTCGTTTTACTTCATTTCTAAGTTCGTCTACAGGGGAATAAGCATTCAAACGCTTGTTCACAGTAAACCCCTTTTTTTCCAAACGTCCAAGTTTGTTCACGAGATCTGCTTTCTCTTCGTCAACCGTCTTAAAACCTGGTGATGGTTTTTCTTCCTCTTCTTCCATCATGTATCCACCTCCTCCACCCCCATAGTCCATATCGGGTTCGTCATCGTATTCGTGATAATCAACCGGTGCTTCTGGTGGAGGTACAGATGGTTGTGCTTGTTTATTTGGGTTAGCAAATGAGTCAATATCTTCCTGGAAAACCTGAGGTTGTGGCGCTGTAAATTGTGTTTTCATTTGAGAAATTTGTTTTTTTACAGGCTGACGTCGAGGAACATCAATTTCAATTTCGTTCATCAGGGCCTGTTCATTATCATCAAGTTTCATAACATTCGTATTTTTACGATCAAGAATAATTTCACCGTCCATTACTATTACTCTTTATATTGAAACTATTCTAATCTCTTTAACGCACTTTATAAAAAATGTTGATTCAATATAAATGAAACTTAACAACACCAACAGAAATACGATCAGAGCTATCTTCATCGTCATCGCAGTATTGTGTGTTCTCACAATGTTCCGTACCAGTGGGTACCAGGGTAAAGATGTCGAAATCGAAACCGTCAATACGGGTTCGCTCTTCGATATCCCATCGACCCAAGAATGTTTGGGTGATGCATACTATTCAGACAGTAAAGGTGGTGTATGCAACGGTCAAAAACTTGTTCAGGAACAAGCGGGGTATAAGATGAAGTAAAATCTCCAGTATATATAAATGGCTTTAGTGACAAGTCAGTCCACTTTACCCGATTTCGAACACGAGTATCACACAGTTATAGTTGATACCGTTGATGATTCGACTTCAAAGCAAAAATTTACCTCACACTTCCCAATAGCACTTAAAAATATAGTTCAGATTCAGT